TCCCGTCAACGCGTGCGCCGAGAAGCTTGATGCGCTCGCCGACCAGATGACACCGGAAGTCGCCGAGGCGGTGCGAGAGGCCTTCGCCGAGTTCGGCCAGATGTGCCGCGACTATAACGGCATCATCGACTCGCTGATGCGATGATCTTCGACCCCGACGAGCCCCGCTCGCAGGCTCGCACACCCCGCCAGTCGCTGATCCGCACCGAACGCGGCTGGGCCGTCATCGGCCAGCCCACGGAAGCCGCGGAGCGCTGGGTCAAGGAACACCGCGACGAGCTCGCAGCGCTCGTCCCCGGCCGCAACGCCGATCTGGAGGCTTCCCGCATGGCGCATCGGCTGGTCAGTGAAGGGAAGCTGCGGTAGTGGCGCCCAAATCGCCCACCGTCACCGCAGACGACGACGTTGCCGAGGCCCGCGAGGCCTACGAGGCCGCGTCCGAGGCGTTCGCGGACAACTACGCCGACGCGCTGGAGGACTTCAAGTTCTCGCGGCTGTCGCAGCAGTGGCCGCCGCAGATCGAGCGCCAGCGGCAACTCGACCAACGTCCGTGCCTGACGATCAACCGCCTTCCCACCTTCATCCGCCAGGTCGTCAACGACGCCCGGCAGAACAAGCCCGAGATCGACGTCCATCCGGTGGACAGCTACTCCGACCCGGAGACGGCGCAGATCCTCAACGGTCTGATCCGGCACATCGAGCAGACCTCGGACGCCGATGTCGCCTACGACACCGCCCTTGAGCACGCGGTGACGGGCGGTTTCGGCTACTTCGGGGTCAACACCCGCTACGCCAACGATGACGATTTCACCCAGGACATCGCGCTAGAGGCCAAGCCCAACTGCTTCGCCATCCTGGGCGACCCGGCCTCGACGGCGGCCGATTCCTCCGACTGGAACTCGGCGTTCGAGCTCTCGGCCTACACCGAGGACGCCTTCAAGGCGCGCTGGAAGGGCGCAGAGGCGGTCAGCTTCGAGGGCAACGGCGTCAAGCTCACCCCAGTCCACGACGGCGAGAATGTCACCTTGGCCACGCAATGGCTGCGGGAGCGCTCGTTGCGCCAGATCGTGGCCGTCTCGGCGCCGGACCTCGACGCGCCGGAAGACGCGATCTACCAGGCGCTCCCGTTCCTGACCGACAACCTGATCCTAGACCTGAAGGTCTACGAGGCCAACAAGGAGCTGTTCGACGCGATCGGCGTCCGCGTGCTGGGCCAGCCGCGCGAGGTCCCGAGCTTCAAGGTCACGCAGAAACTGCTCTCCGGCGCGGAGGTGCTGGAGACCAACGCCTGGGCCGGCAAGTTCATCCCGATCATCCCCGTCTACGGCGAAGACATCAACATCGAGGGCAAGCGCCACTTCCGCTCGCTGGTCAGGGACGCCAAGGACCCGCAACGGATGTTCAACTACTGGCGTACGACCTCGACGGAACTGGTGGCGCTGGCGCCGAAAGCCCCCTGGGTGGGCCCGGTCGGTTCGTTCGTCACCGACGGCGAGAAGTGGGCGACCGCCAACACGGAAACGCACGCCTATATCGAATACGACATCGTGGGCGAGAACGGCAACCCGATCCCACCTCCGCAGCGCCAGCCGTTCGCGGGCGTGCCGGCCGGAGCGATCCAGGAAGCGCTCAACGCCGGCGACGACATGAAGTCGATCATGGGCCTGTTCGACGCTTCGCTGGGCGCCAGGTCGAACGAGACCAGCGGCAAGGCGATCCTGATGCGCCAGCGGGAGGGCGACGTCTCGTCCTTCCACTTCATCGACAACCTCTCGCGCTCCATCCGCCACACCGGACGCGTGATCCTCGACCTGATCCCCACCGTCTACTCGACCTCGCGCATGGTGCGCATCCTGGGCCGCGACGGCGCAGCCAAGATGGTGCAGTGCGGCCCGACGGGCCAGTCGCCGCAGCCCATCGTGGCGAACACCCCGGCGCCGCAGCCCATGCCGGGCCAGTCGCCGATGGGCTCGCCGGGCGCGCCACCCGCGCCGCAGGGCCAAGGCGAAGGCTCGCCGCTGGACGAGGCCGAAGACCTCGCCAAGGTCTATGACCTCACGCTCGGCAAGTACGACGTCGTGGTCACGGCCGGCCCGAGCTACACGACGCAGCGCGAGCAGGCCGCCGACCAGATGCTGGAGCTGATCCGCTCCTATCCCGCGGCGGCTCCGTTCGTCCTCGACCTCCTGGCCGAGAACCTGGACTGGCCCGGCGCCGACCAGATCGCGGATCGGGCGCGCAAGATGCTCCCGGCCGTCCTGCAAGGCCAGAACCCGGAAGTCGAGCAGCTCAAGGCCCAGGCCCAGGCCACGATCAGCCAGCTCAGCCAGGCGCTCGGGGCGGCCAAGGCCAAGATCGTCGAGATGGAGATGGACCACTCCGTCGCGGCCGACAAGAACGCCATCGCCGCCTACGACGCCGAGACCAAACGCCTCGCGGCCTTCGTGGGCAAGAACGGGGCGCCCTACGACGCCGCAACGGTCCAGGGGCCCATCGCCCAGGCCATGATCCACATCCTCTCCAACCCCGACATCATCGAAGGCGCGATGAACGGGGGCGATCCGCAACAGCTGATGACGGCGCTGATGTCGCGCCTGCCGCAGCCGACGAACGATCCGAGCCAGGGCGGTGCGCCGCCGATGGCCGCCTAGGTTCCATCCCCGCGCTTCCCAGGAGCGGCCCACGGGCGGGGCTCCGATTAAACCGGTGACGATGCGCCCTCGGGCGTCAAGGCGGTGCGCGGGCGTGGTCTCGGCCACGGTTTCAGCCGCCAATCCTCGCCAGCCCGACCCCTTTCGCCGTCGCTGACGGCTCAACGGGCCCAGCGGCCCACATCCGAAGAGACCTCATGCCCCCCGAAGCCGCCGAAGGTTCGGCTGACGACGCCCTGCGCGTCGCCCAGCCAACAGACCAGAGCGGCGCCGGCAACAACGCCAGCGCCAGCCAAGACGAAGACCTCTCCACCGAGGCCTGGGATCGCGCCGAAGCGCCGTCTGACGACGCCGAGCGCAATGAGCCCGGTGGGGGCGGCGAGGATACCGAGACTGCGGCCGAGGGCTCCGACAGAATCCGCCGCGATCAGGGCGAAGACGGCCTCGTGGAGATCGAACACGAGGGGGTGAAGGTTCGCGTGCCGCCGGCCATGAAGGACGCCTTCATGCGCTACGGAGACTACAACGCCGGCAAAGCGGAGATCAACAAGGCGCGCGACGAGCTCGCGACGCTGCGGACCCAGATCGAGGAGAGCCGCGCCGCGCTGCCCGAGGAGCACCGCAAGGTCGCCTTCCTCGAGCGCGACGTGGCCCAGGCGAACGCCGCCCTCGACCAGCCGCTCGACAATCGCGGCATGACGCTCCGGTCCATCGACTGGGCGGCATGGCGCAACAACATCGCGAGCCTGCCGGACGACGCTCCGGAGGTCGTGACCTTCAAGCAGTACCGCCGCGCCTACGACGACGCCTTGCAGTCCGCCCAGGACGGCCAACGCGCCCTCGACGCGGCGAAATCGGACCTGACGGCCAAGGAAGAGGCCCGTTTGGCGGAGCAGAGGACGAAGGCTGATGAAGCCCTCGCCGCCGCTCGCCAGGAGACGGGCGCGTTCCTGAAGGCCCAGGGCTGGGACGAGCAACGCTTCGCCGACACCGCGTCGTGGGCCGTGCAGGAGTACGGGCTAGGGCCCGACGAGCTCTCGCAAGTCACCGATCCGCGCACGTGGATGATGGCCGACCGGCTTCGGCTGGCCGACCTCGAAGTGGCCAAGCTGCGCAAGGCCCTCGGACAGAAAGAGACCGCCGACGCCAACCTGAAGGCTCAGCAGAGCCGTCCCGCGGAGACGCCGAAGGGCAATGCACAGCCCGCCCGCGTTCGGGACGACCTGGGAACCAAGGAATGGATGCGCCGGCGCAACGCCCAGGTCGCCAAGCGCGCCTGAGGCGGTTCCCCGCAACAGCAGCGTCGAGATGACGCCGCCCCTCCCAGCGCCGGCCCCGCCGGCCAGAAGGACCCCTCGACATGGCCAATACCATCCTCACTCCGACCGCGGTGACGCGGGAGGCCCTGCGTATCCTGCACCAGAAGCTGAACTTCGTGGGCTCGATCACGCGCGATTACGATGACAGCTTCGCCAAGAAGGGCGCCAAGATCGGCGATA